TTTCACCTTGGGGCCGAATCTCGCATTCAGCCTACGTTAGAGAGGCCTCAAGACGCCTGTATGACAAATTTTGTAGGAACCTGCAACGTGCTGCAGGCCGCTCGCCTTAGTGAGGTTAAAAGAGTAATGTATTCCTCTACATCCTCCGGGTACGGCCTAAAAAACAAGATCCCTTTGAGAGAAGACATGGAAAGGGATTGCCTAAACCCCTATGCCGTAACTAAGGTAGCAGCTGAAGATTTAGCTCGAATGTATTATACTTTGTGGGGCCTTGAAACTGTCATTTTTCGTTATTTTAATATTTATGGGGATAGGGAACCCACCAAAGGACAATATGCACCCGTTGTTGGCTTGTTTTTAAAACAGTTCCGTGACAACGAGACCTTATCTATTGTTGGAGACGGCACTCAGCGTCGGGATTTTACTCACGTAAGCGACGTAGTACAAGCTAATATGTTAGCAATGGAATCAGAGAGCACCAAGATCTTAGGCGAGATTTTTAATGTAGGGACTGGTGAAAATTGCTCCGTGTTAGAGTTGGCGCAAATGATTAGCGATAATTACACTTTTATTCCCCCTCGCCCCGGGGAAGCCAAAAACACTTTGGCGGACATATCTAAGGCGCGAGCGCTTTTAAACTACAGCCCAACCATAGCTATAAAGGAATGGATAAAACAAAAAACTACATAACCAAATACTTGACTCAAGTTAAAGAGATTTGTGACACCATTGACAAGAAAGAGATTGGTCTCCTTATAGACGGAATCCGATCCTTGAAGGAAAGAAAAGGTCGCTTATTTATATTAGGGGTGGGAGGAAGCGCCGCAAACGCTTCTCATTGCGTAAATGATTTTAGAAAGGTTGCAGGAATTGAGAGCTACGCGCCTACAGATAACGTCGCAGAGCTTACCGCCCGAATTAACGACGAAGGCTGGGAAAGCTGTTTTACAGGATGGTTAAAAAGCTCTAACTTTAACGAGCAAGATGCTGTTTTAGTTTTATCAGTAGGAGGGGGGTCTTCTACCACTTCTCAGAATATCGTTCGGGCCGTGCAGTACGCGGTTGAGTGCAAGGCTTCTATCTATTCGATTGTTAGCCGAGGAGGTGGTTACGCTAGACAATATTCAGATGCATGTGTTTTAGTTCCCGTGATAGAAGAATCAATGATAACCCCTCACGCAGAAGAGTGGCAAGGGATTATATGGCATTTATTAGCAAATTATAATTATGAAAATTAAAACATTTTTAGACGGCGCAAACCTCGAGGAAATACTTCAGCATAAGGACTTCGATCAAATTAGTGGCTTTACCACAAACCCCAGCTTGATGAGAAAAGCGGGCGTAAAAGACTATATGGAATTCGCCCACAATCTTGCTAAAAAAATACCTTCAAAAAAACACGTTTCTGTCGAGGTTATAGCGGACGATCTAGAGGAGATGCAGAGGCAGGCAATAATTATATCCTCTGTTTCAGAAAATTTTTATGCTAAAATTCCTATAACTAATACTAAGGGCGAATTTACGGGTCCCATTATTAAGAGCTTAGGGAACAAAGGGGTGAAAGTCAATGTAACAGCTGTTATGACTGAAAAGCAGGTTAAAGATTTGTCAGATTGTTTAAGCCCTGTAACCCCATCGGTAGTATCTGTTTTTGCCGGACGTATTGCTGACACAGGAGTTAACCCAGCGTCTATAATGGCTAACTGTAAGGGGATGCTCCGACTTAACCCTGTGTCAGAGCTTTTGTGGGCAAGCTGCCGTGAAACATATAGTATCTATCAGGCAGATTCCCTAGGGTGTGATATTATTACAGCTCCTTCTGGCATACTAAAAAAACTAAGTTTAAAAAATAAAGATTTAGAAAAATACTCTCTAGAGACCGTACAGGGTTTTTACAGTGATGCCCAAGCAGCAAATTACGTTTTATGATTTTATCTCGTTCCCCGTACAGGATTACATTAGGAGGAGGTGGCACAGATCGCCCTGATTTCTACAAAAAGCACGGAGGTTTTGTCGTTTCTATGGCTATAGATAAATATATCTATTTAAACCTTAAGGCAGACTCTCTCGAAAAAGAAATTAAAGTCAGATATTTAAACACTGAAGTTGTTAACAGGCTGGATGACCTAAAGCACGACCGAGCCCGAGAAGCCTTGCGCCTGCACAACTTAAACGAATCTATTGAAGTAAATAGCTGTGGAGATGTTCCGGGCCAAACCGGCCTTGGCTCTTCAGGTAGTTACTTGGTAGCGCTGCTGAAGGCTATCCGGCACCATCAAAAAAACTATTGTTCTACGCAAGAGCTGGCCGAAGAAGCCTGTGATATTGAAATCAACAAACTAGGCCTTCCGGTCGGGAAGCAGGACCAATACATTGCAGCGTTTGGAGGGTTAAGATCCTTAAGCATTAACGCCTCAGGTAAAGTTAAAGTTGAAGCTGTTAAGTTGGACTCTAAAAGCTTATCTAACTTAACGAACAATCTGCATATTTATTTTTTAAAGAAAAAAAGAAACGCTTCAGATATACTCTCCAAACAACACTGCGACCTTGAAGGCAACGAAGATCGCCTTTTAAAAATTAAAGAAATGGGGTACCGCACGCTAGAAATGCTAGAAAGCAGTAATTTTGACGAATACGGCTTGATGCTAGACGAGTATTGGAGATTAAAAAAAGAGTTCAGCCCTGACATGTCCTTTAGTTTAGCTGATAAAATTTATAGTGAACTAAAAAATAGATTTGGTATTTTAGGAGGTAAAATAATTGGGGCCGGAGGAGGAGGTTTTTTGATGGTGTATGCTAACAAAAAACACACCGAGATTGAAAAATTTATGCAGCAAAACAATATCGTTCGCTTGAACTACGAACCCGACAACGAAGGTTCAAAGATTTTATTTTAATAAATTACTATGAACATTTTACTAACAGGAGCCCACGGATTTTTAGGCCACCATTTGGTCGATAGAATAGCAGATAAAATAAGCCAAATAAATGAAGTTAATTGCTATGACAAAACTAAGCTCTACAAGCTTTTCACTCCGCGTAGCTACGAACTGGACTGCCTTAAATATTCAGAGTTTTATCACTATTGTCACCACAAGAACGTAGGTGCTATCATTCATTTGGCAGCAGAATGCGGGGGCATTGGAATTAACCAACGTAAACCTGCAGATTTCTTTTTAAATAATGCTCAAATGAGCTTGAATGTTTTAAGGGTGTCGCATGAGCTAAAGCTCGATAAGCTTGTTACCATCGGTACCGTCTGCTCTTATCCTAAACATACCCCCGTTCCCTTCAAGGAAGAAGATCTATGGAACGGGTACCCAGAAGAAACTAATGCTCCTTATGGGTTAGCCAAGAAAAATCTTTTGATTGGGGCGCAGGCTTTTTCTCAACAATATGGTTCTAACTTTATTCACTTAATCCCCGTTAACATGTACGGGGAACATGATCACTTTAGCCTAGAAGACTCTCATGTTATCCCCGCAATGCTTCGAAAGTTCCACGAAGCTAGAGAAGCTAAAGCCCCCTCTGTCACGCTGTGGGGGGACGGTTCAGCTTCTAGAGAGTTTTTATACGCAGGCGATTGTGCGGATGCAATTTGGAAGGCTTTTCTGAATTATGATAAGTCAGATCCTATTAATATTGGGGCCGCTAAGGAAACTACAATCAAAGAGCTTGCAGAAACAATCCAAAATCTTATAGGATTTGAAGGAGAAATAACATGGGATACTAGCAAGCCAAACGGCCAACCAAGACGGTGCCTTGATACCTCTAAAGCTAAAATAGAATTTGACTTTGAAGCCCAAACTTCCCTTGAAGATGGGCTAGAGAAAACTTATAACTGGTATTTAAATGAGCAATAATATAATAGTATTAACTGGAGTGACCGGACAAGATGGTAGTCATATGGTTGATTTCCTTTTGAAGGAAACTGATTACCATATTGTGGGATGTGTCAGGAGATTATCTGTTCCTAACGATGAAAATATTGTTAAGCACATAGGCAACCCGCGCTTTGAAAAAGTATATTTTGATTTGACTGACCCTACCTCCGTTAACCATGTAGTTAAAAAATACCAGCCTGAATATTTTATTAATTTTGCGGCTCAAAGTTTTGTTGGGGCTAGTTGGGATATTCCTGTAGCTACATGGAATTGCACAGCTACGGGGGTTCTTCATATTTTAGAAGCCATCCGCACAGAATCCCCCAGCACTAAATTTTATAATGCCGGAAGCTCAGAAGAGTTTGGAGATGTCCAGTATAGCCCACAAGACGAGAAGCATCCGTTACGCCCTCGCTCTCCTTATGGGGCAGCTAAAGCCGCCGCAAGACACCTCGTGAAAGTTTATCGTGATAGTTACAATTTGTTTGCCGTACAAGGTTGGCTTTTTAATCACGAAGGGACGCGAAGAGGAGAGGAGTTTGTCACTCGTAAAATTACTAAATCAATAGCTTTAATAAAGAAAGCTTTAGATGAAAACCGAAAGCCTCCACCCATGCATCTCGGCAACCTTGAATCAAAAAGAGATTGGGGGGATTCAGAAGATTTTGTTAAAGCTGTATGGCTTATGCTACAACAAGAAAAACCTACGGATTACGTGGTCGCTTCAGGAAAAACGCACTCTATCAGAGAGTTCATTGAAGCCGCCTTAATATCTGCCGGTATCCCTTTTGACGCTATGGATAACACTAATTTCTTTACCGGGCCCCGACCCGCCATAGCTTACACATTAAAAGGTCAGCCAGAAGTCCCGCTAGTCTACGTAAACCCTAAGTATTTTAGACCCGCTGAAGTTCAATTGCTTTTAGGGGACCCAACGCGTATCGAAAAAGAATTAGGATGGACCCGTCAATCATCCTTTGAGAAACTGGTTGACAAAATGGTCCAGCATGATATACTGTCCCTTGAACAGGCACTTTAAGTGTAAACTATAGACTCTGACTTTAATGAAGATAAAAAAAGACGCCACACCTATCATCTCTAACGATTTCGTAGCAAAATATAAAAACAAACAGCCTAAGTGGGGGTTCAATGGCCTCGGTTACATAGTTTATAAACGTACTTATTCTCGCCTTAAGGAAAACGGCCTTTTGGAAGAATGGCCTGAAACAATAGCTCGCTGTATTAACGGGGCCCAAAAAATTGGAGCTAAATATACAAAGAAAGAAGCGGAAAGACTCTTTGATTTAGTTTTTAATCTTAAATGTAACTTTGCCGGGCGCGGGCTCTGGCAATTAGGAACCTCAACGGTTGACCGCTTTGGGGGGAATAGCTTGTTAAATTGTTGGTTTACAGCTATTAAGAAGCCTGAGGATTTTTGTTTTATTTTTGAAAACCTAATGCTCGGGGGAGGAGTGGGCTACTCTATTCGTCGCGAAGACATTCACGAGCTACCTCGCATCAAGAGAGGCGTTAGTGTTGAAGTTAAAAACACCAACGATGCGGACTTTATTGTGCCAGATAGCCGTGAAGGCTGGGTTCGGTTGCTACAAAAGGCTTTAGACGCCTTTTTTATCACAGGCAAGTCTTTCAATTATTCCACGGTTCTTGTTCGTAGCGCAGGGAAGCCTATCGACGGATTTGGTGGTACCGCAAGCGGTCCAGAGATCTTAATCAAGGGGCTCGCACAAATTTGTGGCGTCATCAGAGCGCGCGAAGGAAAAAAACTTCGCAGTTTAGATGTTTTAGACATAGCAAATATCATTGGCTCTGTAGTTGTAGCGGGGAACGTGCGTCGTTCAGCCGAAATAGCACTAGGAGATCCAGACGATTTCCTTTATCTTAAAGCAAAGCGATGGGACCTTGGCAACATACCTAACTGGCGAGCCATGAGCAACAATACTATTTATTGTGACAGTTACGATCACATCATGGAAGGGGTATGGGACGGCTACGCAGGGAATGGTGAACCTTATGGCTTCTTTAACCTTGCTTTAAGCTCTAAGTATGGTCGTACTGGAGAAAAAAGCCGAGAGAATTGTGAAGGAACAAACCCCTGCGGAGAGATATCTTTAGCCGATAAAGAATGCTGTAACCTATCCGAACTCTATTTAAATAATATCGAGTCTAAAGAGGAGCTGGCCGAGTGTTCTGTACTGCTATATAAAACGCAAAAAGCGATATGTGCTTTGCCCTTTATACATGAAGATACAAATAAAATTGTTCATAAAAACTTCCGCATAGGACAAGGCATCACAGGGATATGCCAATCTTTTGAAAAAATCCCATGGCTAGACCATTGCTACAAAGAATTACGCAAGTTCGACAAAGAATGGAGCGCTAAAAACAATTGGCCTGAAAGCATTAAGCTAACAACGGTTAAGCCTAGTGGCACCTTAAGCCTATTAGCTGGCTCTACACCCGGCGTTCACCCTGCATACTCTCAATACTACATTCGTCGTGTTCGCATGTCTAGCGACGACCAGCTAGTAGAGGCTTGTCAAAAGCTAGGATATTACACCGAATACGTTAAGAATTTTGACGGATCACTAAATAGAGATACGGTTGTTGTTGAATTCCCCTGTGAGTCTGGCAAAAACGCAACATTGGCCAAAGATATGACGGCCATAGAGCAACTAAACTTAGTTAAAACTATTCAAAAAGAATGGTCAGATAATGCGGTCTCTTGTACGGTTTATTATCGTAAAGAAGAGCTTCCCGATATCAAAAAATGGTTAAGCGATCACTATAAGCATAATATTAAAAGCGTATCGTTCCTACTCCATCAAGATCATGGCTTTGACCAAGCTCCGTACGAGGAAATAAACAAGGAAAGGTACCTTGAAATCAAGAAAAATATAACAAAAATGAAGCCTCAAGCCATTTCAAACGGCAAAGCAATAGAAGGTCTAGAGTGCGCAGGAGGAGCCTGCCCCATAAAATAAAGAAAAATTTCTAAAACTCTTTAAAAAGGTGTAAATATTACTGCATTATGAAATATCCAGACTCGTGTTTACCAGCTACAAACGAACTTGAAGTAGACTTTACCCCCTCCATTCGCAGAAAAGCTGAAGCTGAAAAATTAAGCAGCAAAGAGGCTAACAACCTTCCCGATTCTGACTTTGCTTACATCTCTCCGGGAGGAGAGAAGGATTCCGAAGGCAAAACTACTCCGCGTTCCTTACGGCACCTCCCTATTCCAGACGCGGCCCATGTACGCAACGCTTTAGCTCGCCTCAACCAGACAGATATCCCTCCTGCCGCCAAAAAAGAAGCGTTGTCTAAAATCAAGCGCAAGGCTAAAGAACTAGGGGTGGAAGTATCAAAATCTGATGCCGCTTCTGATAAAAGCAACCAAGAGGGTCTCGAGAGAGAAGAGTACCACCAAGACAAGGAAGAGGTTGACCACGAAACCCTCAAAGAGCGCCTCAAACACCACCAAGACGCCGTTAAGAGCCTTGAGAAAGAAATTAAAAGCCTCGAGAAGGACAAACAAGAAGATATTAAAGATGTTGAGAGCGAATCTGATGCTGCTAGTGACAAGCAAAAAACCGCTCAAAAAAAGTTCTTAGAAATGATTCGCAAGAAAAAAGGCGGCGACAAGAAATCAGACGACAAGAAATCAGACGATAAAAAATCCAGCGAAAAAGACAAGTCTAAAGCCGGAATGAAAGACGGAAAACCCTCTTATCCTGACCTTAACAAACCTAACGCAGCCAAGACCAAAAAAAAGTGGGATAAGACTGGCACCTTTGATAAGAAAAACAAGGCAGATTACCGTAAGTTTTTAGATCCCAATTACATCCCCTAGTACAACAGGGATAAGGTTTTTTATTTTGCCTTGACCTTCAAGGTGCTTTGCGTTATACTTGTTTAGTCGATATGCGCACATGAACCTCCACCACTCCTTTTATGATATTTACTCTCAATATCTGTTTGATAATTTTGAATGCTATAACGCCTGCGTTCTCAACCAAAGTGCGGATAAGCACTTTCGTTCGCTTTGCCAGTTTGCCGAGATAGAAGATAATTTAAAGGTTTTAGACGTTGGGTGCGGCGGAGGTAAATTTCTTAATTTTGTTTTCAGCAACTTTAATAATGTTAAATTGACTGGTATTGATTTTTCTCAAAGACAAGTTTCGATGGCTCAAAAAAATAGCAGAGGCCCCGCCTACCAGTGTTTTGATTTCAGTTCTTTTTCCGCAGGCAGCTATGATAGAATTTTTTTCAATGAAACGATTGGATACTCTGGAGACAATCAATATGCCTTGTTAAAAAAGTACCAAGCAATGCTAAAACCAAATGGCATACTAGTGGTTTCAACTTTCTGTAAACATAAAAACTTATATTATTTGAATTTTGAAAAACTACAATCAACCTACCAGCGTGGCTACCGTGACAAATTCAGCTTAAGAGTTCAAATCACTATTGCCGATTGGCTTGAGTACAAAAGACTTGATTTTAATTTTGTAAAAAATAATTTTAAATTTAAGGTTTACGATAAAAGAATAGAAGTTCAAAAAAAATGGTTGACAAAGCAGCCCGCTAGATGTTATATTAAGCATTCGGATAAAGACTTAGTAGATTCATATTCCGTTTTTAAAATTTATGGTCCAAAAGAAAAAAACTAAAAGAAGAATTCAAGATGTAGTGAGAAAACATCTAGTTGCCCCCAAATATGAAAAGAAAAAATTCTGGGCAAAAGAGATGATGATCCTCAAAAGACTGATGAAGAAATATGACAACGAGGACTTTTGGCATAAAGTAAATTTCAATAAAGAGATTAACAGTTTTGCTCAATTTTACGCTCTGCCGTTTAACAAGATGCTCCAAACAAAGTACCAAGAGTTTCATCTAAAAATAGAAAAAAGCTCCTCCCCTAACATAGGAGACAAGACCGGCACAGATCGCATTTTTTCCTCAACCAAAACATTAAAAAACTTCCTTAATGACTAAAACAATAAAAAAAGAAACACCTAAAGGGCTATCCCCAAACGATTTAATTAAATCTTTTTTAAAATCTACAGAAAAAGATCACTACAATTATGAAGAAAGTTATGACTACCAAGTGTCTAGCGGTAGTCTAAAGTTAGATTTTGCTCTAGGGGGAGGGTTAGGCCCGGGTTTACATCGCTTTACAGGGGTAAACGAAGGAGGTAAAACCTCTGAAGCCTTAGAGGTGATGAAAAACTTCCTACAAACGGTCCCCAACTCACGAGGCTTTTACATTAAAGCGGAAGGGCGCCTCACCAATCAGATGCGAGAGCGTTCTGGAATTAAGTTTGCCTTTAAAGAGGACGACTGGAAAGCTGGAAATTGTTTCGTGTTTGAATGCAATATTTATGAAACCGTAGTGGAAGCCTTACGTCTATTGGTTGGAAAAAACTCAGACGATACCCGCTATTGCTTTATATTGGATTCGGTGGACGGGCTAATCTCTAAAGGCGATACTCTTAAGAGTTTTGAAGAGTCAAGAAAAGTTGCGGGAGGGGCAGTTATAGCTGCGGATTTTATGAAGCGCGTTAGTATTGGTTTGACTAAGCGAGGACATATGGCGCTTTTCATCTCCCAAGTTAGAGCTGATATACAGCTTGACCCTTACTCTAAAGCGCCTATCCGCCAAACCACAGCAACAGGAGGGAACGCCTTATTACATTTTGCTAATTTTATTCTCGAATTTGAGCCGCGCTTTAAAAAAGACTGGATTTTAGAAAAACCTAGCGAGAAGTATGACGCAATTAAGAATAAAATTATTGGCCACTTCGCTAAAATTACAGTCAAAAAAAGCCCTAACGAAAAGACCAATTCAATTATTAAATACCCCGTTATTTACGGCCGCAAAGGAGGTAAGAGCATTTGGGTGGAAAAAGAAATTCTAGATATGATGTTTCTCTGGGATTTTGCCCACAGAAAAGGAGCGGGATGGATAGAATTTGATTCCGAATTACTTAATATAATGTCGGAAGCCAAAATTGACTTTCCTGAAAAAATACAAGGAGAAAATCAGTTTGATAAGTTCCTAGAAGAAAATCCAGAAGCAAAAGATCACCTTATGGATTATTTTAAAAAGATGGTACTCTCTGTTTAAAATGACTTTTAAAACCCTCATAGGCAGTCGTCGACGCATTAAGCGCCCGGTTATTTATCTAATTAACTGGGAAAAAGGGAGCCGAAGCAAGCTTCAAGCTACAGTTAAAGTTTTTTTAAAAGTCTTTTGGGACGGCGATGTCGTTTTTGAAGAGTTTCCCGTTGTGGGTACGCGCCTTACATTAGACTTCTATAATGCTACTAAAGGTATAGCTATAGAGGTACAAGGAAAACAGCACACGAAGTATAATAAGTTTTTTCATAAAGGTAATAAAATAAATTATTTACATCAACTGAAAAGAGATGAAGAAAAATTATCTTTCTGCGACCTTAACAGTATTAAGTTACTTGAGATCCACGAAGGCAATATGGACTTTGACTCACTACATAAGGAAATAATATAAATATATGCGCGACGACCTTACAGACCTCCCCCCAGAAGAGTTCACTATACCCAACAGCTTTCTTGACAAGCTATTTGAGTTTACAGGTGATGGTGATGACGGGGGTTTCATCTTAGCCTACGTTACTCAAGATGGGCGTCCGCTTATACAATGTAAGATAGGCTCTCAAATAGTGGAGATGGGGTTGCGAAAAGCGTTGGAGAGATTCTTGGACGACATGGAACTAGGAGAAAAAGCTCTATCAGAAGACAACCCCTCTTAAATGACTATATACGTTGACATTGATGAGACTATCTGCGTTACGCCCGCAAATAGGGATTATACGAAATCAACCCCTATTAAGAAAAATATTAAAAAAATTAATAAACTGTATGACGAAGGCCATACTATCCTTTAGACTTTTTTGACGAATGAGTTTAGGAAAAGCAACTAAAGTAGAAAAGCAATGGGGCTATGAGATATGGCTTGTTAATAACAAAGAGGAAGACTATTGTGGTAAAATTTTATACATCAAAGAAGGGTGTAGCACGTCTATGCACTTTCACGTCAACAAGCACGAAAGCTTCTATGTTTTAAAAGGAGAGCTTCAGATAGATATTTTAAATACCCTCACCACCGAAACGCAGTCTAAAATACTCCAAGAAGGAGAGGTTTTTTCCCTAAAAAGAGTCCTTCCTCATAAACTTATCGCTAAAGATGGCCCAGTTGAATTTGTAGAAACGAGTACTTATCACGAAGATAGTGATAGCTACCGAGTGTGGAGATAGCCCTTGACTTTTAACCCTTCGTGCTATACAGTGGTTACTGTATGATATTTTCTTTAGAACTTGAACAACATTTGCTTGCCGCACTAATCAAGTACCCCGAAAAGTACGGCAATATTGCAAGCTTTATTAATGAGAATGATTTTTGTGCAGATGAAAATTCTATAAATAAAACAATTTTCTATGTTCTTCGTCAAGCCCTCGAGAATGCAGAAAAAATGGACGAGGTGCTTCTGTCTCAGCGAGTAGACGCTCTTAATATTAGCTTCCCTAACGATATTAAGATTTCAGATTACATACATTCTCTTGCACTCCGTAAGGTTTCCGCGGATAACGTAGAAAAGATAGCCCAAGAGCTAAAAAAATATACAGTTAGGCGTGAAATCTTTGAAGGCGCTAAAAAAGTAGCTGACTCTATGCGTAAAATGTCACCTGCTGTGTCTTACAACGACATAATAGAGGGCGCAGACAATACTTTTAATGAAAAAATAAACTTCTTTGATGTTGGCCCCAATAGCCCTGTTAACATCTCAGACGAGATGGAGGAATGGATAGAAGTTAGAGGTAATAATCCTGTTACCGAGTTTGGCCTCATGAGCCCGTATAAGCGCGTTAATGATGTTTATGGCTCGTTGTTACGCCCGGGTAATATAACGGTCATAGTGGCCCGCTCAGGCGTCGGCAAGACCCGTTTCTGTATGGATTTCTGTACCAAGGTGTCCGCTCAATACAACGTGCCTGTATTGCATTTTGATAATGGAGAGATGTCCAAAGAAGAGCTGATCGTCCGCCAATGCTCTGCGTTAAGTGGGGTATCTGCAAACCTGTTAGAAACGGGCCAATGGAGACAAGCAGGAGAAGAAACTGTGAATAAGGTTCGCGCTGTTTGGGAGAAAGTAAAAAATATTAAGTTTTACTATTTCAACGTAGGAGGGATGGGTGTGGATAACATGTGTGCCACCCTGCGGCGTTTTTATTACTCGAAGATAGGTAGAGGAAAACCCATGATCTTCTCTTTTGATTACATCAAAACTACCTTTGAAAATAACGGATCAAAATCAGAGTGGCAAGTCGTTGGCGAAATGGTGGATAAGTTTAAGAAAACCATCCAAAAAGAGATTCTTTCTGATGGAGGGCCAATAATTCCTATGATTACCTCTGTTCAAAGTAACCGCCAAGGCATTGTTAACAATAGACAGGCTCAGGACGTTGTAGATGACGAAAGCATCGTATCTCTTTCGGATCGTATTACCCAATTCTGTTCTCACATGTTTATTTTAAGGCAAAAAACATTAGACGAAATAGCAAACGAACCAAACTTTGGCACACATAAACTAATCAACGTAAAATCTCGCCATCTAGGGGCTGAATACATGAGAGCTATTAACCCGGTTAGAATGCCAGATGGTTCCTTGCGTAAGAACGCCATTAACTTACAAATGGATGGCTTTAACGTAGAAGAGCGTGGAGATATGGTTGATTTGGTTAGAGCTTTAGACGTGAATGGTGAGCTTGATGCGGACGACAATGTTGCTGATGATTTTATCCCTGAGCTTTTACGTTAATGGAAACCGAAGACATTAAAGAGGTGCTTGATGAGCTAGGGTTCAAACTGCGGGATCGCGGGCCTTACTGGCAAACAAACGCCTTATGGCGTAACGGAAATAATTTTACCGCTGTACAGATATATAAAGACTCAGGTGTTTGGCGCGACTATGTTAATGACTCTTCGTTTTTGCCCTTTCAGGCCTTGGTGGAGAAGGTCTTAGGCACTAAGGATAAAAAAATACTTTCTCGTTACATTCAGCCTTCAGGTTCAGCGAAACCGTCTGGCACTTTTGAAAAACATAGCGAAAAAGTTAAGATACAGATGGATGAAATTTACTCGCTAGAATATCTGTCTAAACTGTTGCCTCACTTTAAATTCTATAACGATAAAGAAATCTCAACTTTAACGTTAAAATTATACAAGGGAGGGCTCGCGACGGCTGGGAAACTGAATGGCAGATTTGTCTTTCCTGTCTTTGATGAAAATGACCCTTCCCAAATCATTGGGTTTACCGGTCGCCACTTACGATGGAAGGCTGAATCCGAATTCCCTAAATGGAAGCATGTCGGGCGCAAGTCCAATTGGCTTTATCCGCTTTGCATTTCGGACAGCACAGGGGCAAAACCTTTCTTGGAATGCACACAAGATCGACGCGAAATTATCATTGTAGAGAGTGTCGGGGACAGCCTAGCACTAACTGAAAACGGTTTTTTAAACCACTTGGTTGTAGGCGGATTAGACCTTAGCTCAAAACAAATATCTTTCCTGCTTTCCCAAGAGTTAGATCAAATTATCATTGGAACGAACAATGATAAATCTAAAGCCGGTCTCCATGCGGCTATTAAAATCTTCACTAAACTCTTAAGCTACTTTGATATCACGAAGCTTCGCATCAACCTTCCCACAACTAACGATTTTGGAGACATGCAACAAGAAGGTGTAAATTTTAAAGAGGAATGGCACGAGAAGCCCTTAGACAGAGGAAAACAAATATCAAAGATTTACTCTATATTAAAAAGCAAAGAAGGAATGAATATACTTAAAAACAAGACCGACAGAAACAAGAAAATAAATTTTCTTAAAAACCTAATAGAGGAAACAAATGTCTAAAACAAAACCCGTTTACCTATCAGCTAGTCGACTTAAAACAGTCAAAATGTGTTCATGGCTCTACTGGTGCAAGTACCACCAGCGCCTGCCCGATAAGTCTAACGACGGCGCTTCCCGAGGCACGGTTTGTCACTTAATCTTTGAATGCCTAGGCAAACCATCAAGACAGCATTACTATGATGCCATCTTAGAAAGTAATGATCCCTTCATTGTCCCTTCTATTAAAAAATTAATACTGTCAACAGCTCAAGGGCTTGGAGTTGACGATGAAGAGAACATGAACCTTATCAAAGATATGATTGCGGCAGGGGTGCGCTATGATTTTTTTGGTAAGAAAAATGGAAAACCTACACAGTCGTTTTCAGAGTATTCGTTCGACATGCATGTTGAAGAAGGCGAAAAAGATTACTATGTTAGAGGTTTTATAGATAAGCTATTCATATACGGCAAAAAAGATTCCGCCATTATAAGAGATTTTAAAACAAGCAAGCAGGTTTTCAAAGGAGAGGAGAAGAAGAAAAACCTACAAGATTACATTTATAGCTTGGCCGTTAAATACCTTTTTCCAGACGTAAAAAATCGCAATAGCGAATTTGTTTTTTTGAAATTTGATTTAGAAAAAGAAGACAAGCCTGAAGGTCTTATGAAGATGCGAAAGATTTCTGATAAAAAACTTGACGAGTTTGAAATAGAATTAACTCAAGCGCAAACATATTTAACAAAATTTAATTATAATTGTGCTATCGGATCTTATGCCGCTGATAAACCCCACCCTAAAGATGGTAGTTTTGGTGGCCCCATTGCTTGCGGAAGAGCGAAATACAGAGGTCAGCCTAAGAAAGATGGTACCCCCATGTGGCACTGTGCTTATAAATTTGCCTTTGATTACTACGCTCTTTATGACGATAAAAACAATCTCCTGCGCACCGCATTCCCAGAAGATTACAGTGCGCTCCTGAAGGATAAAAAAGAAAACTTTTCTATTAAAAAACTACATTACGCAGGGTGCCCTCGATGGAATTACCTTGACTTCCCTTGAGCAAGTGTTAGACTAATATTATGGTGCCTTTATTTAAAACGCATTACAGCATAGGTAAATCTATACTAACAGTTAACGACCCCTCTAAGACAAAAGAAGGAAGTTCTGATAGTGTTATACAGATTGCTGTTGATAACAAGTTGGACAAGCTTGTGCTAGTAGAAGATAACTTTCACGGGTTTCTTGAATCTAAAAAAAGATGCGAAGAGCACGGTATACAATTAGTATTTGGCTTGCGTTTAAATATCTGTAACTCTCACAGCGATGATAAGAAAAAGAATCATAAAGTTATTGTCTTTGCAAAGAACGACCACGGATGTAAAAAACTTTACAAGATACATTCGTCAGCCTTCTGCGATTACGAAGAACGCCTGACTTTTAAAGACCTGAAAGAGCACTGGACAAACAACCTATTAATGGCAATTCCTTTTTACGATTCGTTTTTACATTGTAATAATTTTTCATTCAGTGAGTTTATCCCTGACTTCAGTTTTTCAAAGCCTTTGTTTTTCCTAGAGAACAATAAGCTCCCATTCGACCATTTGCTTCGTGCCGCTATCGAACAGTACACAAAAGTGCATGGGTACGAAACAGAGGAAGCCAAAACTATTTATTATAAAAATAGAAAAGATTTTGCAGCCTACCAAACCTTTAGAATCATTTGTAATCGCACTTATAATGGCCGCAAGTCAAACTTGACACGCCCTAATTTAGACCATTGCGGGAGCCAAGAGTTTTGTATGGAGAGCTTTTTAGAGCAGTGAAAAAATTTATCATCAGCAACGGCGCCATGCAAAGAGTTAGAGCTCGAGCAGAAAAACTCCCCCTCTTAAAGAATTCTATTCGCAAAGGAGAGGGTAGCTTAGTGGCATACATCGGGGAAGAGGTAGTCAAAAATGTTCTTAACGGGGAGATTAAAGATACTTATGATTATGACATTGTCTACCAAGACACTAAGGTGGATGTAAAAACTAAAGAGCGCACAGTCGCGCCCAAGGCTTACTATGAATGCTCGGTTGCAGACTTCAACACAAGACAAGACTGCGATGAATATGCTTTTGTAAGCGTTCTTAACACACTTAAAGAAGCATGGTACCTCGGAAAGATCACCAAGTCAAATTTTTACAAGAAGGCAACCTTTCACCGCAAAGGGGAAATTGACCCTGCTAACAATTTTACCTTTAAAGCAGACTGCTATAATATTCCTATAAGTTTATTGAATTTATAATGAAAAAGAAACAATACGACATTCTCCCGTTGCCATGCGAAGAAGACTGTATGGTGTGGGTATGGTAACATGAGTGACACCCCGCAACAAAGATACAGCAAAAGCCCAAAGGGAAAAAAGTCCCGCTCTCATGCTCAAAAAAAATACGACGACAAGGATAAAGATAAGCGTCGCGCACAAAAAAGAGAATATATGCGACGAAAGAGATCAGAGGACCCAAGCTACTGTAAATGGAAATAGTCGCCACCTTAGCTCAGTTTGGCAGAGCATCCGATTTGTAATCGGAAGCGCCTTGGTTCAAATCCAAGAGGTGGCTCCCTTTTTATATATTTTAAAAAAATGAAAGATAAACTTTTTTTATCACCAAAGATACAAGTTAAAACCTCAGACGATAGTCGCGGCGTTTTCTGCATAGAAGATATTAAAAAAGGAGAGTGCGTAGAAGAAAGCGGGCTGCTCCTTCTGGAAAATAACAAATGGGAGGATTGTGACAAGGAGCTTTTAAAGTGCGCTTTCCCATGGCCAGAGTTACGCTCAGATTGGAAGGATTTTTGTGATGAGCACGGAGGCATCTTGCCTTTTCATGCTACCCGTCCAGTTTTAGTACTGGGATATGGTATGTTTTACGGGCGCTCCCCTTTGCCCAATATTAACCATAAGATAGAAAAAAAATTATTTACTTGCAATTTTGTAGCAACATGTGATATAAAAGAAGGAGAAGAATTGCTTTTACCTCAAGGCAAAAAAACTGAAAAAGATAATGAACGATAACCTCCTACGGTTTAATAAAAACCAAAAATACCTTTGTTTTGATTTTGAGACATGCCACCTCAACCTCTTGAACTCGGACAACAAGCCTTGGCAAATAGGGTACGGTACCTTTCAGGGCAAAAAGTCTCTAAAGGCCTTTGACCGGTTGATCCGGTGGCCCGATTTAAACGTAAGCGCAGAAGCCGCTAAAATCTGCCAGTTCAATCGTAAGCATTATGAAAAAAACTCAACAGACGCAACGGCAATTCTTGATGAGTTTGAATCATATCTGTATGACCCGTCTTATTTAATCATCGGCCATAACCTGTTGGGGTTTGATGTCTACATTCACAACATTTATCGGAAGTTGCTTAAAAAGCAGAGCGACTACTCATACATCGACAGAATCCTTGATACTAACTGCATAGCCAAAGCAGCAAAAGAAAAGATTAAAAAAGGTAAGGACGAATCTCTTATTAACTGGCAATATAAGCTTAACGAGTTTCGTAAAAGAGGGCTGAAGACCAACCAAAAACAACTGCTTAAAGATTACGACATAAGATTTGATGAAAACAAACTACATGATGCTGGTTATGATATAGATATGACATTTAAAATTTTTAACAAGTTGATATGGGAGGTGGAAATATAATGTTTGCAGATAAATTTACAACTTATGATGACTGCGCGCCTGCTGGAGTGCTACTGCCTAAGATTAAAATTGAAAAGAAGTTTTATAAAAAATTGGATCTTGATGAGGGGATAGACAACCTTAAATTTCTTAAGAAGTTATGCTGGGAAAGCATTAAGGAGATGGGTATCAATAAATACCCTAACAAAGATCAGTATTATGACCGCGCAGGAGAAGAGCTTAAGATATTGAGTGAGCTTGGATTCATTGACTATATATTGCTTAACTGGGATATTCTAAATTATTGCCATGAGAATGAGATCCCCACCGGTCCGGGCCGTGGCTCGGCAGCAGGTTCTCTTATCCTTTATTTGCTTAAGGTTACAAAGGTAGATCCAATTAAGTACAATCTTTTCTTTGAGAGATTTGTCTCTAAAAGTCGCGCTCGTAAGATCGAAAAGGACGGTATAACTTATCTAGACGGTTCGTTGTTAGCTGATGTGGATAATGACATTGCATATGACCGTCGCAGTGAAGTCATCGAATACATTAAACGCAAGCATCCGTCTCGTACATGTCGTATCTTAAACTTAGTTAGCTTGAGTGGAAAACTATGCATCAAAGAGACCGGTAAAATTGTAGGGCTTTACACAGAGCAAGAGGTTAACGAGTTAAGCGATTTGATCCCTGTAAAGTTTGGTAAGGTTTCTCCTTTGCCTGAGGCGCGCCAAGAAAGCGAGATGTTTGACGAGTGGTGCGAAGATAACCCTAAAGTATATATAATCGCACTCAAACTGGAAAGACTTATTAAAAATACAGGGGTTCATGCTTCTGGGATTGCTATTTCTCACCAGCCACTAACAGATATCTGCCCTCTTCAAAAGACAAAAGAAGGAGAGCTTGCGTCATGCTATGACATGAACTGGATTTCGGAGCTCACTGTTAAGTTTGACATACTGGGGTTAAAAACCTTAACTGTCTTGAAGGATGCCTCACGCCTCTCTGGCGTGGACTTAGACAGTATTGATTTGAACGATAAGACTTTGTATAAACATTTTCAACAATTAGAATGCCCTCAAGGTCTTTTCCAAATTGAAGCTGATACTAACTTCGGGGTATGTAAAAAAATTAAGCCCCGTAGCTTAGAGGAGGTTTCTGCCTCATCGCAATAGCTAGACCGGGAGCGCTTGAGTTTAAAGATCAGTACGCTGATTATATTCGCACAGGAGACTCGGCGTTGGTCCACCCTCAGTTTGCTGATATCTTAGATTATACGGGAGGTATCCCCCTCTACCAAGAGCAGTTGATGAAAATGGCCGTAGAGGTGGGGTTTACTTTAGATGAAGCGGAACAGTTAAGAAGAATAATCGGCAAGAAAAAAATAGACCAGATGCCGGAGTGGCGAGAGAAAATTGCAAAGAAAGTTGAAGCAAATCGCTTAACGAACGCATGGACAGGGCACCAAGGAGAAGAGATTGCTGACATCCTTTGGCAAGTTGCCGAAGATAGCGCGAATTATTCCTTTAACAAATCTCATTCTATTAGCTATGCCATCCTTACAGCATGGACAGCTTATTTAAAGTTCAACCACCCTCAGCATTTTTATATTGCTTTGCTTAAAATGGCAAAACATGAAGCAGATCCTTTTGATCAAGTCAATAAGATAGCTAGAGAATTAAACCACTTTGATATGAAGTTACTTCCCCCTGATTTAGCAAAGTCTAGCATGGACTTTACTGTTGAAGGTAAGGACATTCGCTATGGGCTTAATTGTATCAAGGGTGTAAGTGAAAAAAGCCTACAGTCTATAGTTGACTTTAGAGAATCTGAGATTTCGAATAAGTTTGACGTGTTCTTGGCCGCAAAAGATGCAAAGATTAATATCGGGGTTCTTTCCTCTCTTATACAAGCGGGAGCTCTCAGCTCTTTTGGCAACAGCCGTAGCCGCATGGTTTTAGAAGCCCAAGCATTTAATATTTTAACAGACCGAGAAAAAAGAAACTTTATAGCTCTTGGCCCCAAACACAACTATGATGTTTTAAATATAGTGGGAACAGAGGTGATTCAGAACAAATCGGTTGGAGACGACAACAAACCCATCATGAAAGAAAGCCGTACAGAAACTTTCCTTAAAAAATACCGCCCATATAAAAGCATATACGACAAGAATAAAAGCTTCGAAAAATTTGCTAACTGGTACTTTGAAAACCAACTATTAGGGTATGCATACACTCATACGCTTAGAGATGTGTTCAAAAACGAAGCAGGAAATCTTATGAATTGCTACGAAGTATGTTCCGCAGAAACAAAGCAAGGTGTAAAGTTTGTAGGAGTGGTGAAAGACTGTAGTCGCAGATTGGTAAGTCGTAACAATAATCGCTATATTCGTCTCACAATAGCAGATGAGTTAGGGCGCATTGACTGTATGTTTTTTGACCCTAAGCTAGAAAAGTATTTAGAAGAAAAAGGTTTGCCTGAAAAAGACAATATTATCACAATAGTAGGTAAGAAATCCGAGGATATCGTTTTTGTAGACGATATGAATATTTTAGATGGACGTATTTACATGAAATTATCTGACGTAAAATGACAATAGGAGAAATTAACTTTACCCCCCGCTCGCAGAAGCTGCTTCAAGCAACTAAGCGTATAGCTTTAGCCCTTAACCACGAGAAGATCTTGCTTCCCCATTTGTTTGCTGCTTTTTTTGAGCTTAAACAAGCCAAGTCTCTTAGTCTTGCCTCTGACCTAGGGTTAGACTTGGACGATTTAAGGCGTGTTTTATACGACGAAATCCTATCAGATCTTCCCAGCGCCGAAGCTACGCCTTCTGAAATTAAGCTCTCACCGTTTGTTGTGTCTATCCTCAAACAATCCACAGAAATTGCTTCCGAGTTTCAGCACGGATGGGTCAGCGTAGATCACGTTTTTTTAGCCATTTTAGATAATTTTGAGAAGTGGCCTAAAAAAATTCATAGCTTATTTAGGTTCGACCTAACGATTCTTTTTACGGATATCGTGACTTACCTTTCTGATGCCGAACCGAAAGTTGAGCCTCCCACAGAAAAAGGGTGGGCGCCTTTTATGGAAGGCGGAAAAGACTTTAAGTTTTTAAATAAATATGCTGAAAATTTGACCGAAAAAGCCCTACAAGGGAATGTAGATCCCGTTTTTGGCAGAGAAAAAGAAACGGCAAAGGTAGAAGACATTCTAAGTCGTCGTAAAAAGAACAGTGTTATTTTGCTTGGCGACGCGGGGGTAGGAAAAACATCTATTGTGGAAGGGTTAGTGCAGCGTATCATTCAAGGGGATGCTCCATTATTCTTGCAGAATAAAGTTATTTTTAGCCTTGATTTAAATAATATAGTGGCGGGTACCAAGTATAGAGGCGAATTCGAAGATCGCTTAAATAAAATCATTGAAGACGCCAAAGACCCAAGTATAATTTTATTTATTGACGAAATACATACTCTATCAGGAGCCGGAGACGCAGAGGGGGCGCTGGATGCAGCAAACATCCTAAAGCCTGCGCTATCCAGCGGAGAAATTACGGTCATTGGAGCCACAACTTACGCTGAGTACCGAAAGAAGCTGTTCAAAGACAAGGCCCTGCATCGCCGCTTTGACCAAGTTGTTATTGAAGAGCCAACAAAAGAGGAGACGCTGAAGATACTAAACCAAAAAAAGCAAATTTACGAAGAGTTCCACCATGTTTCTATTAGTTCTGATATGCTACAAGACATAGTGAACTATAGCGAAGAATTTTTACCTCAAAGTCATTTTCCAGACAAAGCTATTGACTTACTCGACCTTACATGTAGCCACGTTAAAATTAAAAAAATTAAAAAACCAGATTGCCTTCGGCAACTTGAAGCAAAATTCGTCTCTGACCTTTCGTCTGGGAATACAGAAAAAGGATACGAGGACCATATCCTTGAAGGGATAAAGCAAAAAGTCGCCAAATGGAGCAACCAATTATCTAAAAAAAGATATAAGATCTCCAAGCGAGACTTTTTTGAGATACTTTCTCGCAAGACAGGTATTCCGGCTCACGATTTTGGCCAATCAGTATCTAAGAAATATATCAATTTAGAAAAACAATTGAAAAAGCTAGTAGTAGGCCAAGGGGAGGCTATTAGCTCTATCTCTCGGTGCCTTTTGCGACACAAAAGCGGCCTAAGAGACACGGCCAGACCTATTGGCAGCTTAATGTTTCTTGGCCCAACAGGAGTAGGTAAAACATACGCCACAAAATGTCTGGCTAAATTATTTTTTAAAAATAAAAATAGCTTTATTCACTTCGACATGTCGGAGTTTTCTGAAAGTAATAGCGTTTCAAAGTTAATAGGCTCCAGTCCGGGGTACGTAGGTTTTGAAGAAGGAGGGCTATTGGTAGAAAAGATTTCCCAAAACCCAAATTCAGTAATCTTATTCGATGAGATAGAAAAAGCCCACCCTAAAGTACATCAAATTTTGCTTCAAATACTCGATGAAGGCCATCTTCGTGATTCGCAAGGCAGAGAAGCAAATTTTCGTAACAGTATAATCATTATCACAGGTAATATAGGCTCTAAAGCTCTTATGAAAAAAGAGACTCTTGGGTTTGGTGGTTCTACAGCAGATAGCCGTGAGGTTGATGCCCGCAAAGAACTTAAAAAAGTTTTACCCTTAGAGTTGATCAATAGATTTGATGATATTGTTTTCTTTAAGGAGCTCTCCAGCTCAAACCTAAAATCAATTGTGCGCCACGAACTCCAGTTCTTAACACAGAACGCTATTAAAAACGGAATAGCCTTAGATTTTGAAAATACTATTGAAGATTTCATTGTTGACAATATAGGAGATTCTTCTTTTGGCGCGCGCCTAATCAAGAGAGCGGTTCAAAATAAGATTACAGACCAACTCTCTTTAAGCTTTGTTAAAAACCCTAATATAAAAGACTATTCTGTTCGCTATAATAAAAAGCAAGACAAAATCGATGTAATTTTTTGATTTAGAGTGTATAATATTACTAACTATGGAAGCTCTAAAAGGCAAAAAGACTTATTTCACGGCGGGAGCGGCGGTATTGACGGCTCTCGGGGCATATTTGACAGGGGAAGTTGACCTGACGGTAACAATACAGGCTGTTTTTGCAGCGCTAATGCTTGTTTTTCTTCGCCAAGGCGTTACATCGGAGGTCAAAAAGGCTGTGGGGCCACCTAAGGAAGGTTAATTATGGCGCTTAACGACACACCATGTCAAGTCAACAGCGCCACTAGCATAGCTGATCCGGGGTCGAATACCGATGGTTTTGGTGTGATAACTAAGCGTAATATTTACATTGTTGCCGCTAGTGCTAACTTTACAGCCAATGGTGTAGCTTGTGTGCCCGGACAGGTTAACTTCGGTAACAATCCCTTCTTGGTGACAGGCGCTGTTTCTGCCGCTACGGTTGGTACTATTTGGTATTACGTTCAGTAATTTTTACTTGACATTTTTCTCTTGTTATATACTATTCTTATATGAGTTCGAACTTAAGTACTGAATCGACTGGGCCTGCGGGTTCTAGTGGCAACGTAGGAACAGGCACGGTCGGGGAATTGAAGACTGATTTTGCAAACTTGCTAATCAATCGAGTTACCTTGGGCGAGTGCCTAAACGTTATTCGCGACGCCTGCGTAGCGCGTGCAGCTGACATTGTGGAGGAGGCCGACGAGGCTACCTTGGAAAATATCAAAAAAGATGTAGCCGATTTTCATGAGGCTGGATCTGCAGGTGAAGCTGGCGCTACTGGCCCTTCGTCTGACGCTACTGGCCCTTCAGGGAACGTAGGTGGCCCTACTGGCCCATAGTATATTTTTGTATACATATTTTGCTTCATTTTAGCCACACTTTTAGTGTGGTTTTTTTGTTGAATAAGCTCTTTTTTATACTATAATCTCACACAATGAATGTAGCTATTTATAAGCCCAACGCGAAGAAGACCGGCAACGCTTTTAGTTTTCAAATTTCCACCAAAAAAGACGTTACTTTTTATGTAAATGCCATCCAGCAACATAGCTGGAACGATAAAACGAAGACCGGCTCGTTTGTCCAGAACAGAGAAGATCCCGATAAGAATATCAGCTTTAAGCTAAACGAATTTGAGTTGGGCGAAATTCTGTCAGCGTTTAAGGGGCGTTATTCATGGAATGCCTTTCATTCTTTTAACGATAACCAAACCATTATTAAGCTTGCTCCGTGGGACAAGAAGCGCACAGTTAAAACTAAAGATGGGGATGATTCTTTTGTGGTTCCAGCCTTTGGTTTTTCGGTAACACGAAACGGGAATCAAGCTTTTAGATTGCCAATGGAGCCCGGCGACGTAGAGGTTCTTAAGAGATTGATCTATAAATATTTTGATGTTCTGTTTCAAAACCGTGAGTTTTCCAGCGCCGACACTACGGCAGGAGGTGATCGCCCGTCCCAAAAAAAACCCGCCACACCTAAGCCCACAAAAGCTCCTGTAGAAGAAGACGACGATGCTCCATTTTAAGTGTAAATTATAATGCCTAATTTGATGGAATATATGGAAGAACAAAATAAAGAAGATATGAACAGCGCAGAAAACGAGACCGAAGGTGCCCCTCAAGAAGAAGTTGCAGAGGAGCTCACAGAAGAGCCTAGTTTTGAGGCTGAGGCCTTTACAGATGATGACCTAGGGGTAGATATCCCTGATATCCTATTGCCCTCAGAAGCACCTCCAGAGGTTAAGATAGAGGATAAATTTGATTCGGCTTATAAATTTGCCGTTGTAGGTGTGGGACAAGGGGGGTCTCGATTAGCAGAGACATTTTGGAAGTTGGGCTATAGGCGCGTAGCGGTTATTAATACTGCCCCTCAAGATCTAAAGTCTATTAAAGTCCCTCGGGAAAACAAGCTTCTTGTGGGAGGTGACGGAGCTGGTAAAGATAGGAAGGTGGCCGAAAGTATTTTTCGAGAGAATCGCGAAGATATCCTTGATTTTTTAAAGCGTACCTTTAAAGGTGGGTTTGATAGAGCCTTGGTATGTATTGGGGCGGGTGGAGGTACGGGTGCCGGAGGTGGTCCTGTGGTAGTAGAGATAGTCCACGACCTTTGCCAAGCTTATGGTATAGAGGCTTCAGAGGCGGACGCTCGCGTAGGTGCTGTAGTAGCTTTACCCACTAGAGCAGAAGGCTCACGGGTACAGCAGAACGCCAAAGAGACAGCGGATACCCTGATACAGCAGTCTGAAGCAGGTACTCTTTCACCTCTTATTATTTTAGATAACGAGCGCATCAAGCAAATCTACCCTAGACTATCAGTCAATCAGTTTTGGGGAACAGCCAATACAAGTATTTGTTCTTTGTTTCATTTGTTTAACAAAATAGCTTGCCAAGATTCTCAATACACAGCCTTCGACAAGGCTGATCTTGATACTATCTTTTCGTCTGGTATTATATCTTTTGGGGCAGTTCCAGTTTTAAGAGGGGATGGAAATATAGATGAAACTGATATCAGCCACGCAGTTCGCGATAACCTTAAGAAAAATATCCTAGCTAACATTGAAGTATCTACAGGCAATGTAGCTGGGTGTGTTGTAATTGGGGATCGTGAAACGCTTGACGACACCGCACAAGAAAGCTTGGAGCACGGCTTTGATCAGCTTAGTCGCCTTTTAGGGTCAGATTCTACGGTTCATCGCGGTATTTACCATACCTCAAAAAAGGGGCTGGTAGTCTATACTATCATAGGAGGCATAAAAGCTCCCGAGCAACTTTTTGACTACGCGAACTAGTTTCGTTTTGTTTTATTTAGGCGCACCCACAAGTTGAATTGTGGGTGCGTTTTTTTATAATCCCTGACTTTTATGGCCGAAAGAAAAAAGAAAATCCTTATTCACAGTAATCACTGCAAAGCCTTCACAGGGTTTGGCAAACATAAAAAAAATCTTTTAAAATACCTGCATCAAACAGGAAAATATGAAATTGTAGAGCTCTCTAATGCCAAACATAAAGACCAAGTTTCTAACATGCCGTGGAAAGCCGTTGGCACATTACCTTCTAGTTCAAAAGTATTAACAGAGATAGGCAAAGATCCTAATAGGCAACGCACTGCTGGGTACGGACACGAGCTTATTAATGAAATTATTGAAGAAGAAAAGCCTGACATTTATTTAGGGGTAGAAGATATTTGGGCTTTCAACGGATTTACTTCTCGCTCATGGTGGAACAAGATGCATTGCATGATACATACCACACTAGACAGCGTACCCCTTTTGCCTGAGGCTATACAAGCGGCACCTAAAATTAAACATTATTTTGTATGGGCTTCATTTGCTCAACGAGAACTAGAGAGAGTTGGGCATAATCATATTAAAACCGTTAGAGGCTCCCTTGACACTAAGAATTTTTTTAAAATAGATAAAAAAGAACGAGAGCGTATTCGCGAAGGCCACAACCTTACTAAAAACTTTGTCATCGGGTTTGTGTTTAGAAACCAATTGAGAAAAAGCGTACCGAATCTGTTAGAGGGTTTTAAAACATTTAAATTAGCCCACCCAGAGTGCAACCCTAAGCTTTTACTACATACTCACTGGGCCGAAGGTTGGGACATACCCACCCTTATTAAAGAAAAGAAATTGAACAATGATGATATCGTCACTACGTATATTTGCGGAAAATGTCACCAATATTTTATACGAAGCCACAACGGGCAAGCCCAAGATTGCCCAGCATGCAACACTAAAGGGTCGGTACATACTACGAATATTAAAGTAGGGGTTTCAGAGCAGCAGTTAAATGAAGTTTACAATTTGATGGATGTTTACTGTCACCCATTTACCAGTGGCGGTCAAGAAATTCCCATACAAGAAGCAAAGCTAACGGAGCTTATCACTTTGGTTACAAATTATTCTTGCGGAGAGGATTGCTGCACCCCTGATAGCGGAGGGTTTCCTTTAGAGTGGGCTGAATATCGCGAGCCGGGAACCCAATTTATTAAAGCTTCTACTTCTGCGGTTTCTATTTCTAGTCAGCTTTCTAAGGTTTACAAAATGGATCTTGTAGACCGAGAGACAAAAGGCAAGGAAGCCAGAAAGTTTGTTATTGATAACTATTCGATTGAAGTGGTTGGTAAGTTTTTCGAAAACCTGTTTGATGAGCTACCCTTAATAGACTGGAGCTCAATCGATCTAAGCACAACCAAAATAGAGAAAAGAAACCCAGACTACGACCCCCCTGAAGAGCCTAATGATTCAAAATGGCTATTAGGTGTTTATAAAAACATGCTTATGATGGATATTGACGAAAGCGATAACGGCTATAAGTATTGGATGAACGAATTCATTAAAGGGAAAAAAAGAGAGGAGATTTTAAACTTCTTTTCTCAAACGGCTAAAAAAGAAAACGCCGAACTTTTTAAAAAATCCCTTAAAGAAGAGGTGGACTTTAATCGCCCAAATAAAAGAATTGCTTATGTGATGCCAGAGCACGAAGAGGATGTCTTCATGAGCCTTAGCGTCACCCACTCGCTTAAAAAGCTCTACCCAGACCATGATATATATTTTTTTACGATGAGAAAGCACTTTTCGCTGGTCGATGAAAGCTCCGATATTTATAAGATCTGCGAGTTCCACAATGAAATGGACGATTGTTTTTACTTTGAAGGAAAGGCGGATGAAAAAGGGCTATTTGATATGGCTTTTCTACCTTGGCTAGAAACAAAACGAGCTTTAAACTATACCCGACACGGTAGAGATAAGCTTCAATTTAATTTAACATGAATGTTTTAGAAAAATACAGCGTAAATTGCGGAGTAAAAATAGTCCGCCCAACCCCCGCTTCTTCCTATTTTCCATTACGGGAGGAACAGTATATTATCTTAGACCTGAGAAACAAATACCCCACTAATATTTATGAATTATTTTCAGATGTATTGGCTTACATTGATAGCGGCCTAAAATCTGCCAATATTAAAATATACGCCTTAAACAGTAGCGAGCGAGACATCATAGCAGGAACACAACCATTTATTAATCTCACTAAAAAACAAGAAGCCTATTTAGTTAAGAATTCTCTTTTGGTTGTCTCTGGGGACAACCTTTCATCTTATTACGCTTCAGCGCTAGGAGTACCAAGCGTTGGGCTTTATTCTGCTTACCCCCCCGCCTGTACAGCCCCTTTATGGAGCAACCTTCACTCGTCCTTAAGCGGCGACCGATGCGGCAACCTCCCATCTTACGGAGTAGCAGAAACCCCTAAAACTATTAATTTCATTAAGCCTGAAAAGTTGGCTGCTTTGATTTTAGAAAAATTAAGCATTGATTCCCCCATTAATATTAAAACTATTTATATGGGAGATCATTACCCCACTAAAGTAGTTGAGGTTATCCCGGATTATGTTGCGCCCCCCGCCTTCTTACAAGGAAGGGCGATTAATCTTCGTGCTGATTATTATTTTAACGAGGAGAAGGTGATACATTGGCTTCAAGGAAGAGTGGTAAACTTATTAATCAAAGAGCCTATTAATTTAAATCTTCTATCGTATTTCAAACAAAACATTGTTCAGTTGACCGTTAGCGTCAACAACTCCTTTTCCAAGGAATATTTAGAATCGGTGGTGGCGACCGGAATTAAATTAGAGATCTTCTGCGAAGACAAAAAGAAAATAAGCGATTTTAGGTTTAAGTTATTTGATTTTGACATTGAAGAGAGCATCTTCAAGTCTAAAAAAGACCTAGAAAAATCTTTAAATAATTTTAATAAAGATACTTATTTTTTATCGGGTAAGATCTTACTAAGCGAGGGTGAAAAGTATTCATGCCTTGAAGCAAAAAAGCAAAAAAATGTCTTGACAGGAGAGCCTGAAATAGTGTATGATACGAAAGACTTTTGGAAAGAATTAGATCACTACAGACTCTTTAATAAAACATGACATACAAACGAGACGAACAAGGCCTCCTCGAAGGGGGAGATTACAAATTTAATGATGACGGTTCGGTAGATTGGCGCGCAATGATCGACCCCAAACACCTTTACCCCAACAAAGGATGGTTTGAATCGCGCGGAGAACCAATGCCTCGTTCCCCTGAGGGGTTAGCTGATAACCAGTTGCTTATCAAGCTGTCAGGTATTAAAGAGTTAGCTAAGTTGCGAGGTTTTGATGCCGTTTGTTACGACATAATCAAATGCGAAAAAGACCACGTTGCAGTTAAGTGCCGCATACATTGGGTGCCAAATTTTGAATCTGGCTTTACAGCTTTAAGCGGAGTGTCTTTTGAGGATATTGCTAACGCGACAACCGACAACACGAGCAGCTTTGCCCAAAAATTTCTAGAAACCATAGCAGCTAATCGTGCTTTTGTGCGCTGTGTTCGTAACTTCTTAAACGTTCATATCGTAGGGGCCGACGAGATAGATAGCTCTCAAGGCAACGCTTCACCTCCTGCGACTAAAGAGGTTAAGCGACTAGACAAGCTGTCGCCTATTAACCTGTTGATGGAAAAAGTAGACCTAGGGGAAGAAGATTTTTCTACCTTTAAAGATATTTTGCGCGGCCTATGGAAGAGCAAGCAATACCAAAACGAAAAGACATCAGAATGGGAGAGTTGGGATGATATCCCGAAGCGCGAAGTTGTTAAAATCCTAGGAATTATAGACTAATGTATTTATTTTTTATTATACTCGCTGCCGGTATTGTTATGTGGACTCTCCACCGTAAAAGCAACGAAGACGATGACGATGGCCCGATCTGGCGCTAAATATTCAATCTTCGTAAATAAGAAAATTTTTTCAAAACAAATTTAAACAATAGTGGACTACATATTATGACAATCAATGTAATAAATAGAACTTCATCGCAAAAACAGGCTCTAGAGATCTGTAAGGAAAAGTGCCCCCAGTTTACAAGAGTCTCTCCGGTTTGGCTTGACAATCTAAACGAAGACGTTATACTCCTTATAGAAGAAAGAATCTTACACAATAATAGCAAACAAAAAACACTAAGATAATGAACGAAACTAAAGAATCCGAATGGAAGAAGCGCGAACGAGGTGCTCTTTGGAAAAAGCAAGGCCAGAGCCAGAACTACCTAACTGGAGTCATCAAGAGCCTAGACGACATGGGACAGGAAGTTAAAAATAAGGTGATTGTTTTTGCAAATAAAAACAAGACCAGCGAAAACGCTCCTGATTTCATTATTTACGAATCGCAGGATATCAGCAAAACTGACGATACTAATACCGCAACTAACACTACAACCTCTTCCAGCGAAGAGGTTGCCGAAGAGGTTGTCGAAGAAATCCCAGCCTTGTTGAAGTAAGATGACTAATTCACTTCTCTCAGAAAGAATAACAGAGATGTCAGACGCTCTAGTCTCTTACGCTCCTAGCTTTGAGAGCGATGAAGACAAAGAAGAGTACATCTATTTGATTAACGAGGCAGTTCTCGATCTGGAAAAAGTACAAGAACAATTAGCATAAATGTTTTACAACATGAAAAGCGTCAGCGAGTTTGAACGCACAAAGCCAATTAAAACCTTTGCTGCATTCAAAGAGGTTCTAGAGAAATACCAAAAACTTAGCGAGGTACACCCCGATATGGACGCAGAAGATTTTGGCATCCAGAGAACTTCCGCAATGGTGTTGGTTGACATACAAGAATTGTTTGAAGCGTTCAAAAAGGGTGAATAAAAGAATTGATTGGGTTAGATATGCCCTCGACCTTGCTAAGGTAGCCGCAACACGCAGCGAAGATCCTTATGTTAAGGTCGGGGCAACTATCCTGAGAAAAGATCACTCTATAGCCTCCCTAGGGTATAATGGAGTACCCTCTGGAATCAACATTGAATGGTCAGACCGTGACGAACGGCGAAAGAGAGTTATTCATGCAGAAATCAACGCTTTACGGTATGTTAAGCCGAACGAAGGTTATATTTTAGCATGCTCCCTCTCTCCTTGTAGGCACTGCGTGCAGGCAATTGCATCCTATGGTATTAAGATCGTATGTTACGAAGAGGAATATGATAAAGACGAGTTTGCTTTTGAATTAGCAAAAGAGTTTGGTGTAAGCTTATGCAAATACGTTGAAGGAATATATGACTTAGAGTAGCTATGACACCATTTGATTTTGGTTTAGATGATGAAGCACATCACTTCATATTGCAGTTAGATAAAAACATTTCTTCCGATAATTGTATTATTGCCTTAGATAACTTTATGTCCGATATCATTGAACACCAAGTCGAGAACTCTACAAGCCTTAAATATTTGTTTTTGCCAAAGAGCAAGCTATTAGAACTTCTTTCTTCTAAAATAAAACACCTCCAAACAAACAGCCATCTTTTTTTAGTTATATCTGAATAAAAGGTTGACTTTCCCCCACTTTCAGTTAAAATTTTACATACACGAATGAGTACTATACTAGAAACCGTAACGGACGCTCCAGCAACACTGGTTAGCGCTATTGAATCAGCCAACTCAGAACAACTTGATACTTTGTGGAGTATCTTGAAGTATAAAGAGATTGGTATTTTTAGAAAAATTAAATGTATGACTCATGTACTAGGCCTTGAATTTACTCAAGTGGTAGACGACCTGCCTAAAGACGACGAAGGGCGCGTTTTAGATTACAAGACGCGACACATGATTCACGACATTCTAATCCAAGTTTCTTAAAAAACAAATGAACGACGACATGTCTTCGAAAAGCGGCTCTTATATCGTAAGAGATAAACGTGGCACCTACATGAGCGGTTACAGCTCAAAGCTAGGAGAAAAACAAGCACAGTTATGGGCTCGCGATTGTGCCAAACGTTCGAAAGGTGTGCTTTATTTTCGTAAAAACGAAGGGGAGGCTGAAGAAGAGATTGCCAACTACCTTGTTTCACACAAAACTTAAAGCGGGTGAGCGCTCAGGTTCTAATTCAGCTTAACTCTGAATCACTAGGCGACAACATTAGCTGGATCCCTCACGCAAGAGAGTTTCAGTTGTTACACGGCCTAGATACAGATGTCTACGTTACCCCTAAATGGAGAGGTCTTTTTCGGGACGGCTATCCATCTTTGCGTTTTCTTGATGAGCCATTAACCAGCGCGCAGAAGCAGGGGTACACCCACATCTACAACATTGGGGTTAATGATTCTGCGGACTTTATTAAACCTAATATATGTCATGCGACCGATGTGTTAAAGCTGCCTTATGCGGAGATTAGGCCTCCCATTACTGTTCCTCCTAATTTAAAAAATAATTTTGATAAACCTTATGTTTGCATTGCTACGCAAAGCACCGCCCAATGTAAATACTGGAATAATCCAACAGGGTGGAACCAAACAGTAGATTACCTACAAAGCCTAGGGTATGATGCTGTTTGCATAGATCAGCATGCGAGATTTGGAGTAGCAGATCACTGGAACGATACGCCAGCTAATTCTATTAGAAAGAATCGGTTTAACAAAAATCCCGAAATTTCCATAACTGATCGAATTAACGATTTATATTTTTGTGATTTTTTCATTGGCCTCGGGTCGGGACTTTCATGGTTAGCGTGGGCACTTAACAAACCCGTTGTGCTTATATCTGGATTTTCGGCCCCCAAAGCAGAATTTTATACCCCATATAGGGTTATCAACGAAAGTGTTTGCAATTCCTGCTGGAACGATCCTGCTCATACTTTTGATAAAGGTGACTGGATGTGGTGCCCTCGCCATAAGGGCACGGCTCGTCATTTTGAATGCAGCAAAGAAATCACTTTTGAAATGGTTAAAAAACAAATAGATAGATTGATATGAAAATAGAAGTATCAAACGGAGAAATCTTAGATAAACTATCCATCCTTGAGCTGAAGCTTCATTTTATGGAAGATGAATCGCAAAAAACTAATGTCCAAAAAGGATACGATCTCTTAAAAACAGTAAGCACAAAAATCCTTTCCACCAACGATAAAACCTTTCCTGAGGACTTCTATAGGGAGTTGAGTAATGTTAATTTAAAACTATGGTCTATTGAACATAAAATTAGAGAAAAAGAATTTAAAGATGAGTTCGATAAAGATTTTATTAAATTAGCTCGCTCTGTTTACAAAATCAACGATAGAAGAGCCCGCATCAAAAAAGAAATCAATGTGATCACAGGCTCTATGCTTATAGAGGAAAAACATTATGAAAACTAAAATCTTTTTCAAAGCAAATGGCCTTGGTGATTCTATTGGATGGATGGGGCAAGTAGAAAGATACCAAAAGGCCAGTGAGCACCAAGTTGATGTTTTTTGCAAATTTAATGATATTTTTGGAGCTACGAATATTAACATATACTCAAAGAGTAGCCCGTTGATTCATGATACCTACGATCAATCTTTTGTTATAGACTATCAGGGCTGGCAAAGGCCTTCTTATCTTACAAACGAAGTAAAAGACATTAAAGAAGGAGGGTTAATTCAAATGGCTTCTGAAATTTTAGGGTTTGAAGAAATACATGAAGCTAAACCTACTCTTCGGTTTAAGTCTAAAAATATTAAACTGAAACGCCCCACAGTATCTATGGCTTCTCTTTCTACGATGCAACAACGATTGTGGACCCTCAAAGGCGGATGGAATAAGGTTATCTCTCATTTAAAACAACGAAAAATCGATGTCGTTAGTTTAGATCATTATACGCAATTTGGGGCCGGAATACCTTCTGGAGACATTCCTGCCTATACCCCCATCCCGTCAGGGTCAAAAAACAAAACCGGACTCCCTCTTCGTACAGTAGCGAGCTATATCGATAAGTCATTGTTTTTTATGGGGCTGAGCGGAGGCTTATCATGGCTTGCATGGGCGCTCAAGAAGCCCGTGGTGATGGTGGTGGGGCCAATCAGCGAAAGATATCATTTTAAAAACCCTTATATCATACAAAACAAAAACGTTTGCCATGCATGTTGGGACAATCACGACATGGTGGCAGACGATTGGTACTGGTGCCCTGAAAAGAAAGATTTTGAATGCACTAGACAAATAACGCCCGAGATGGTGATCGAAAAAATTGATCTAATTTTAAATTTAAACGAGATATGAATTATTTTGTTGTTTATTCGGATAAGAAATACGTCAAAGACGCTGAGAAATTGTTTTCTTTTTTAGAAGAACACTCTCAGTATAAAATTATATATGTTACATTAGATTTTGATTATACATCCCCTTTTGCTAAGGTAATCCCTGTTGCCTACGATACAACTACAGGAGCAGAGAGCGCCGAAGAATACGGAAAAAATATATCGTATATGTTTATGAAACCTGCCATTTGTCAATTTGTGTTACAGCTCTTCGGTGATGCTAGTTTTTGTTATCTGGATTCTGACATTATTCCTCTTAAAAACATCGATTCTATATTTAATAAATTTGACAGTTTAGAAAACTACCCTTTAGTTGCCTTACATTCATGGGACTTTATCATTTTTAATGATATGGCTGTGGACAAAAACCACGAGAAAAATTTATTTGAATATTTAGGCTACGATAGCGCTTTAAGGCACAATACTAGGTATGTCCAAAGTTGCGTGCTTCTTTTTAACAAAAGGTGCCAAGTTTTTCTAAAGGAATGGTTCCTTGCCTGTAGCGACAAACACCTAATAAATAATTATAAAAAATATGCCCCACTGCATGACGAATCAATTGCTAATGTCTTATTATGGGGCAACCAATATTATAACGACCTAGGCGCTATTCATATTGATATGCCGACCCATCTCGAAGATTTAACGGATTTTTTTAAATTAATTAAAAACCACGATCATCAGAGCGCAGGCAACCACGCCGACCGCGGTCGGCCCCAAGATCAGTTCTACTACGATGAATTTACCCGCATACCAAGCAAATCAAATTTTGACGACATTAAGTGTTTGCACGGCAAATTAAATGAGAAAAACACGAATTTGCTCCAACAATATTTCAACGAAACATGACAAACACAGCTAAAAAAGTTATAACAATCGACTACTTGGGTAGTTACGAAAGTGACGATATGCAGATTAAAGTGACCACCGGCGAGATCTCCCGGCATTACGCGCTTCCCCTAGAAGTCGCTATGTACCGTGGCACCAGAAAGCAATGGGGCTGTTCGATTGGTGATAACTCTTGGGCATCCTTTCCCGATACGGAAATGTACGATACGGTTTTAACCGATAGTAATGGGAATATGGTAGCTCAAAAGAAATGGAACACCATAGAAGACGGGGACGCCCTTTATCAGGCTTTTTATCTTTATTGCAAGCGTCTTATTTTCGAAGGTAAAAGACCCAAGGGTATCGTTGTAGGAAGCCACGATGGAGAGTTTGGAGAATGGGCTCCCGCTGTACAAGAAAATTTGACCGACGCTTGTTTAGCGGAAGCTTCTAAACCTCAATTCGCTAAGCTTGTTCACAATTACCAAAAGTACCCTAATGTTAAACTGGTCAATCAGTTGATTACCACAGAAGGGCAAGACATAGAATTCTTCGAAGCAGGAAAAGGTTATACTAATTCTGTTGTAGAAAGAGTTATAAGAGGTTCGGAAAAAGAGGAAATAAAAAGTTCCATAAGATCTTCTTGTTCAATTAACGATTTGATTGCTGATTACATATCTAGTACTGACCAATTAGATTGGCTTCATTTTGATACCGAGGGGTACGATATAGATTTGCTAAGAGCTATAAAAGAACCCCTCCCTCCCTTCATTATCTTTGAAGAGATGCATAATGACGAACAACAAAAAAAATCTATCTACGCTTACCTTAGAGGTAAAGGGTACGATCTAACGTCTGGGCAGATCTCTTGCCTAGCAACGCTACCCCGTGAACTTAAATTTTAAATGAAAATCAAAGCGCACTGTCCTTTTTTAGGTTATACTGGTTATAACGCCCATACTCGAGGTTTTTTTACCGCTTTAAGCAATTTGGTTGAGTTGCGTGTGGATAACTACACATGGTGCGACGACCACCATAATTATCTTACGGACCAACAAAAAGATATCATCTCAGAGGTTACCTTAAGGGATGGTGACGGCAGCGAAAACCAATACCCCCCCGACTGGAAAAAAGAAATAGAGAGGTTTGAATATGATATAGATATTGTATTACACGAGCACAACCACTCCCACTTTTGGAGGGATTATACTAAACCTAAAATTGCTTACACTGTTTGGGAAACAGATTTATATGATGCTAATTTTTTCAAAAGACTTCTTCAGTACGATGAGCTTTGGGTCCCATCTCAATGGCAAAAAGAGTGTAGCGTTGCGCAGGGCTACCCAACGGATCGAGTTAAAGTGGTTCCTGAGGCCGTTGAGTCTGATTGTTTTCCTGATAAGGAAATAGTGCCAGACGATTCAACCTTCACGTTTTGTTTGTTAGGCAGATGGGATAACCGAAAATCAACTACTGAAATTTTAGAGTGTTTCGTGGAATTGTTTGGTAACGACCCAAACGTTCAGCTTGTAGCTTCGATAGATAATCCTTATGCTACTGATGGCCTTTCAACACAAGAGCGCTTAGAAAGCATGGGCTGGGGTAATATTAAAAATATTATATTAAAATCCTTCCCTTCTCGTTCTGAGTATAT